CTTGCAAGGGTCTTCTGCGGCTTTGCGTTCCCTGTTATTTAGTATAATTATAACAAGTTTAAAATAACAATTCAATAATAAAAAGATTGGAGTAAAAAGATGGACGAATGCCTGATTTGCAAGAAGCATTATACACAAGGCGGTAAGTGCATGGCGGACAAGAAAAACTGTCTGCTATTCGAGAACGAGCCGAGGGGAAAGGTGATAAGGGAAGATTTTAAAGTAAACTTATTAAAAAGTAAAAACGCAGAAACACCAATTCTTAAATCTGGTTCACGAATTACAATCGTTGATAATGGCAGAGATATTGAAATGAAAGTAATAAGAATTAACTGGATAAATCTTAATACTGGAATGTGCAGTATATCAGCAGATTATCATGAAAGCGATATGCCACAGTGCAAGAAGAAAAAAATGTTCAAGATAGTTAAATAAATTAGGGTTTAACGGAGGAATAAGCTATGGATAAAAAGACGATAGTATTTGATTTTGACGGAGTAATACATAGTTACACGAGTGGATGGCAGGGAATAACGGCCATACCGGACCCTGTTGTACCAAACATACAGGCGGCAATCAATTATTTACGCATGGAAGGGTACGAGATAATTGTGGTATCTACCAGATGTGCAAGGCCAGAGGGTATGGGAGCGGTTAGACGCTATCTGAGAGATAATCATATTGTGGTTGATGATGTAGTTGCACACAAGCCGCCTGCAATCTGTTATATAGACGATAGGGCGATATGCTTTGACGGAGATGCATTAGGTTTAATTGGGAAGATTATGGATTTTAAACCTTGGACTGCTAATCAACAAAACTGGCATTTAACGGAGGTAGAGGATGTACGATAATCAGAATGAAGTTGACGAGATAGAAAAACAGATACAACAAATATTTCCAAACCTTAGGATTTCAAGTTTTGGACTTGATGAAAACATAGTAATAAATGTTGGTATCACGTTACCCGTAAAAGGTAACGGTAAGGTTATAAAAAGACTTGAGGAATTGGGATGGAAAAAACTTTGTAGACAAAAAAAGAGAACTGATAACAACCAATACATAAGGTGTCAATATGCAGGATATGTGATGTATCAATGTATGCAATTAGATATTTAACCGGGAATTTAGAGGAGGTAGAACATGAGAATAAAATTAGCAGAAATCGTTATGAAAGGCGATGGAGTGGAATTGATGGACTTAGAGAAAAGAATTGTTTCAGAACTTGAAAATGGGGAAGGTAAAAGAAAATATGAGACACATATAAAGAGGTATAAAAACAAGAAAGGATTCTTTATGAAAGGAAAAATCAAGGTATTTGGTGTGGATTAACCGGGGATTCAAGGAGGAGATGCGAGATGAAAGCAGTATTGGTTATAGATATGCCAGATTGTTGCGAGAATTGTACACTAATGGATGATGATTGTGCAGGCGGGTATTGTAATGCACACAATGATGATTATATTGACATACCGGACACTACGGGAGGTAAGCCTGACTGGTGTCCGATCCGGGAGATGCCAGAGAAAATGGTTGTGTGTGGGAAGTACCCACAGCCAGATAGAATAACACCAAGTTATAAGTTTGGTTGGAATGCTTGTATTGATAAGATTTTGGGAAATTAACATTGTAAAAATTAGGGTTTTCGGAAGGAGTATACCATGAAAATTATCAGGAAATTACGGAATGCGATTACACCACATTATCTTATAATTGGGCATTATTCCGGCGAGGTGATTGGGTGCTGTTGCGGAAAAACTGGGAAATCGGATGTTCTTGCAGAGGAATCGTTGAGCACTTTTAAATGGGTGCGTAAACGGAAGTGTCCTGTTTGCAAAGAGTTCGGGTTAATCCGTTAAACGGAGGAATTATGAAGAGAAAAAAGTTAACAAAACAGGAGCGACAACAGGTCTACGCAAAATGTCAAGGGCACTGCGCTTATTGTGGTAGTGATTTGGATTACAAAGACATGCAAGTAGACCATGTTACGCCACTGAGGATTGGCGGAGCGGATGAATTACATAATATGCTGCCAGCGTGCCGAAGTTGCAATCATTATAAGGCAACACTAGATGTGGAGGGCTACAGAAAGTACTTGTCTGGAATATCGCATAGGCTCATGAGAGATAGCGTACCGTTCCAGGTGGCTATCAGATTTGGGCTGATAAGGCATATAACGGACGAGGTAACGTTTTATTTTGAGACATTAGATTGGAATTAAGGAGAGAAAACTATGGAAATACAAAAAACAATTGACAACCTTTCGTGTATGAAAATGGAAATCCGAGATATGGAAGATATAAAACAGGCAAAGAGAATTAGGATTACCACAATAGAAACAGCGGTGGCTGCGCTTAAAAAGCAGATACCTGTAAAAGTTGATCGAAGACTGGGGTTGAAGAATTTTAACAATGAGGTCTATTCGATTCGTGGAGATTGCCCAGTTTGCGGTTTAGAAGGTTTAACGTCATCAAGTACAAACTATTGTAACCGTTGTGGGCAAAAATTGGATTGGAACTAACACTTAAGGAGGACAACATGAAGATCAAAGCGCAAGACGGGAATGTCTATGAAGTACATAATCTCGAAATGAGCCATTGCAAAATAAAATGTGAAGATGCGAAAGACAGAAGAAAAAAGCATGTGCTTGGAGCATATGCGGATATAAAAAGGACGTGCGATGTGTTTGGTGAAATAGCGGCACAGAAAACAGGTTATTTTGAGATGCCTGAGATTTAGGAGGATTCAAGAAAGTGTTAAAATATCAGATATTTTTTATAGATGGAGGTACATTAGGACATATCGGAGGAATTTGTGTTGATAAAAATGTATTTCACTGTTATGGCGAAGATGGGGTAATTCGTCTTTTGATTCCGGTGGAAAAAGTCAAATATATAAGAGTTGACTAAATGGGCGTTTAAGGAGGAAAGAAATTGAAGAAAAAGAAACGTGATATGCATACGATAAAGAGCGATAAAAATGGGTATTTCGACGATCTTGCCAAGAAAAGCCCGCATAAGAGGGCGAGAGAGTGGATGCATCGGCCAGCATACCAGTCAGAAAAACTATCTTATCAAGCAAGACTCATGATACGAAAACAGGGGAAGCAGACGAAACATTTAGAGGCGGATGAATACGTGAGAAGGAGGGAACTAAAATAATGGCAGTACAAGATAAGAGGATCTGGAGGGAGTATAAGATAAATGACAAGAGTAAGGGCGCTAGGAAAAAGGTATGAGATAAGCAAGAATAGGTTTTTTGAAGTCTATTATCATTGTCTGCAATATCCTGAGTGGAGAAGAGAATTGGCATACATAACCGATACAGTAAAATCAATTGAATACGGAAAGGAAGGGAAGGGAAGCGCTACACAGGGAAGCGCGACGGAGGCACTCGCTATCCGACGCGCGGAATTGGAAGATAAATGTAAATTGATCGAACAGACGGCAATAGAGACAGATGCAGAGATCTATCAGTATATAATACAGGGGGTGACCACAGAGTACGCCACATACCGATACTTAAGGGACGCACTGCACATGCCATGCGGGAAGAACATGTATTATGACAGGAGGAGGAAATTTTACTATCTTCTGTCAAAGAAAATATGAAAGAGGGGCACTCAGGGGACAATAAAACATATTATGATAGAGTCATATAAGAAAGATAAAAGAGGGCAGCAGTCTATAGACAGGCTGCTCTCTTTGCGTGGAGGGGGAGCATGGCAAAAGAATTTGCAAAAGCATTCTACAATAGCAAGCGCTGGAAGAAGTGCAGGGCTGCATACATATCGTACCGAAAGTCTATTGATGGAGGATTGTGTGAGACATGTCATGACCGGCCAGGATACATCGTGCATCATAAGACGGAATTGAATCCGGATAACATCAACGACCCAGACATTGCTCTGGGTTTTATCAATCTGAAATACGATTGCCATATCTGTCACCAGAAAGAGGATATGAAGGATGGGCCGGCGGAAGGACTGATTCAATATGATTTTAGCCCGGAAGGAGAGGTGATGCCCAGACTCCCCCCCTGATTGAGGTTATATTTTTGATTGCGGAAAACCAGGCGTCTACCTGCAAGGAATGCACAGGATAATATAAAGGGGGTGTGGTATCAGTGATAGAATATGATGATTTTGAACAGGAGGCACAGAAGCGGGAGGCTGAATTTGACAGTATTTCCGAGTATTTGGAGAAGAATCGGCGGATCGAGAAAGAGGTACGAAGACTAAAGAGATTGTTCTCAAAAATAGACAAAAATAAGAAGAATCTAGTATTTGCCACAATAGAAGATGTCGCATTTCTTACGATTACCATGCAGGATCTGAGGGATCAGATTATAAGAGAGGGAACGACCGTTGAGTATAAGAACGGAGAGAACCAGTATGGAACGAAGCAGAGCCCGGATGCCCAATTATACCTTCAAATGTCGCAAAAACAGACGCAGGCCATGAAGATTCTCGTAGAATGCCTCCCGAAAACGGAGAAGCCAGTAGCAAGAGATGACGGATTTGAGGACTTTGTGAATGGCAGGGATGATTAGGTATCCGATTGCATATAACCCGGTCCTAGAATATTGGGAGAAGATACAGAATGGAGATATTCGAGCATCAGATAAAGTATACAGGACATACAAGAAGGTTGTCGGGGATATTGCGAATCCGGGAGAATATTACTACAGCGCAAGCAGAGCCAACCATATTTTAGAGTTTGCAGAGAACTACTGCAGACACTCTAAGGGAAAGTTCGGGGGAAAGCCGGTGCGTCTGGAACTATGGGAAAAGGCACACCTGGCTACGGTATTCGGATTCGTAGATATTGAAGGAAATCGGAAATACCGAGAATCAATCCTGATTGTGGGGAAGAAAAATGGAAAATCCCTGCTTGCTTCGATCGTCGGTCTCTACATGCTTCTCGCAGATGGAGAAATGGGGCCGGAAGTATACGCGGTGGCAACCAAAAAGGACCAGAGCAAGATCATCTGGATGGAATCAAAGAGGATGGTCAGGAAATCCCCGTCGTTGTCAAGGAGAGTGAGAGCACTCGTGGCTGAACTGGATACGGATTTTAATGACGGGGTATTCAAGCCCCTGGCTTCTGACAGCGATACTTTGGACGGCCTCAATATTCACTGCGTGCTTATGGATGAGATCCACCAGTGGAAGCAAGGGAAGGCCCTGTATGATATTATGGCCGATGGAGTGTCCGCAAGGGAGCAGCCATTGGTATACATTACTTCGACGGCAGGAACGATCCGGGAAGATATCTATGACCAGAAGTATGAAGAAGCAGAGATGGTCATCAATGGTTACGAGGACCCGGATGGCTACAAAGATGAACACTTTATTGCTTTTGTATACGAACTAGATAACCGGAAAGAATGGGTAGATGAGGGATGCTGGGAGAAAGCCAACCCAGGACTTGGAACCATAAAGAATCGGAATACCTTGAAAGATAAGGTGGAGAAGGCAAAGAAGAACCCGCTGCTGGTAAAGAACCTGCTCTGCAAGGAGTTTAATATCCGCGAGACATCATCGGAAGCCTGGCTGACATTCGAGCAGGCAAATAATACGGAGATTTTTGACATACGGGCGCTGAGGCCAAGATATGGAATCGGAGGCACGGATTTGTCTGCCACAACGGACCTGACGGCGGCGAAGGTATTATTCAAGGTTCCGGGGGATGAGCGCATCTATGTGATGTCAATGTACTGGATGCCGGAAGACCTGGTTGAAAAGCGAGTAGCAGAAGATAAGATCCCATATGACGTATGGATTGAGAAAGGCTATGTACGGACATGCCCTGGGAATAAGATATCATACAAGGATGTCAAGGCGTGGTTCGTAGAGGTGCAGGAGAAATATGACATCTATCTGACCATGATCGGATATGATTCATGGTCGGCAGTCTATTTTGTAGAGGACATGCAGGACTACTTCGGAAAGGACAGCATGGTGCCGGTGATCCAAGGGAAAAAGACGCTCTCGCAGCCAATGAAGATGCTGGGAGCAGATTTGGAGAATAACCTGATTGTCTATAATAACAACCCCGTGGACAAATGGTGCCTATGTAATACGGCGGTAGACGTTGACAAGAATGACAATATCCAGCCAATCAAGACAAGCAAGCCGCGGCGCAGGATAGACGGGACGGCGGCCCTTCTGGATGCGTATGTGGTACTGCAGAATAACATCAATGATTATATGAGTTTGATATGACGCCTTTCCGGGCGTTATTTTTATGGCAGGAATTAACCAAATGAAAGGAGAACAGCATGAAATTATTTGGGAAAAAACAGACCAGGAATCGGGAGCCAACAGCAAAAGAGGGCATTCAGATGCTCACTACATGGAAGGAACGGTATTATGCCTGGAATGGGAAATTATATGAAAGCGATATTGTGCGGGCCTGCATCCGGCCAAAGGTAAAGGCCATCGGAAAACTGGTGGGAAAACACATCCGGGATGATCCGGCAGGCGGCCTGAAGGTAAACCCTGACGCGCGGATCCGTTTCCTGTTGGAAGAGCCAAACCCCTATATGACCGGGCAGATGCTGCAGGAGAAAGTCGCGAACCAGCTCTGCCTGAATAACAATGCATTTATCCTGATTGTCCGGGACGAAAATGGGCTGCCTATACAATTGTATCCAATCCCGTGCATGTTTGCGGAGGCTGTCTATGACAAGGAAGGCGGATTGTACCTGAAATTCCAGTATAAGAATGGGAATTCAGGTACTTTTTCGTATCAGGACATCATTCATCTGAGGCAAGATTTCAACGAAAATGACATATTCGGAGACAGTCCGGCAAAAGCCATCTCACAGATGATGGATGTTATTGGAACAATTGACCAGGGGATTATCAAAGCAATTAAGAACAGCGGGGTTATTCGGTGGCTGCTGAAATACCATAACTCATTGCGCCCAGAAGATATCAAGAAGAATGTTAAGGCATTCGTGGATGACTACCTTGCAGTCGAGAGCGAGACATTTGGAGCGGCGGGAATAGATTCCAAGGCGGAGGCTATTCGAATAGAGCCAAAAGACTATGTGCCAAATGCAGCACAGACGGATAGGACGATTGACCGCATATACTCTTTCTTCAACACGAATAAAAAGATCGTACAGTCAAATTATACAGAAGATGAATGGACCGCTTACTATGAGGCGGAGATTGAGCCGGTGGTAGTGCAGATGCACGGAACCTATACGGTAGGGCTGTTCACACGCAAGGAACGCGGCTTCGGGAATAAGATCGTGTTTGAAGCCAATAACCTGCAGTGCGCCAGCCTGACCACGAAACTGGCATTCCAGGCAATGGTGGACAGAGGGGCCATGACGCCGAATGAGTGGAGGGAGACTATGAACATGGCCCCTCTCGTAGGCGGAGATGAGCCGATCAGGAGATTAGATACACAGGTAGTGAACCTGATAGAGACCGCGCTCAAAAACATGAATTCAGAGAACTGCCACATAACCGCAGATATTATAAAAGGGCTTTTAATGGCCAGGAAGGAGGTAACGAATGGCAAGGATTGATATCAGGGGAGTGATTATACCAAATGATTACAAATGGTATTACGACTGGTTCGAAGAGGACAGCACATGTCCAAGGGACGTACGGAAGATTATTGACGCGCACCCGAATGAGCCCCACGATGTCTATATTAACTCCCCGGGAGGTGCAATTGATGTAGGGTCGGAGATCTACACGATGCTGCGGGGACATGCCGCGGGTATAAAAATCTATATCACCGGCCAGGCGTGCAGTGCTGCATCAGTGATCGCGACAGCAGGGTACTGTGAGATGTCGCCTACGGCGTTATTGATGGTGCACTGTGTGTCTTCAGGTGCACGCGGGAACCACAGCGACATGGAGCATATGGCGGAAGTCCTGCGCACGGCAGACAGGGCATTGTGTACTGCTTACATGAATAAGACAGGCATGACTGAACAGGAAGTCCTGGATATGATGGAGCATGAGACCTGGCTGAATGCGCAGCAGGCGCTGGAGAGGAAACTGATCGATAAGATCATGTTTGAGCAGCAGGAGCCTGAGCTGATGACCGCATCCATGTTTGCGCTGCCATCAAAAGAACAGATGGAACGCGCAAGGACACTTGCTATGGCACCTGAGATGGAACGTGCCATGCTGAACTTAAAACTTTTAGAATTGGAAGGAGCCAGAAAATGGGAAGAAAAGAATATTTAGAGAAAAGACAGGCTATGCTGAATGAGGCAAAGCAGCTCATCAACAGCGGAAAGATTGATGAGGGGAACAAAAAGATGGAGGAGATCAAAGCCCTGGATGAAAGATTTGAGGCGGAGGCCAAGGCAAATGCAGCACTGGAGGCTATGAAACATGTGCCGCAGGGAATGGACCTGCAGAATCTCACAGATGCAGGAGCAGAGGTCAAAACGGCCGCGGTAACCGCACGGGTGACTAAAGGAATTGTCATGAATGGACAGCAGCACACAGAGGAGAAACTTGATTATTCTTCCGAGGCATATAAAACTGCCTGGGCCAAAAGCATGATGGGAAAAGCGCTTTCTGCCGAGGAAGATACCGCTTATAAGATGGTGAACGAAGCGTTCACACATACCACAGGGAATACGGGCACCGTTATCCCCAAAACAGTGACTGCCGGTATCTGGCAGGAGATCGGAGAAATCTATCCATATTGGAATGACATCAGTAAAACATATGTGAACGGCATCCTGACCATGATCAAGGCTGACACATCCACGGATGCGAAATGGTATGATGAAGCAACCAAAACAGAGGATGGAAAAGAGACCTTTGAGACCCTGACCCTGAACGGCTGCGAGCTTTCCAGAGCGATCACGGTATCCTGGAAACTGAAAGAGATGGCTATGGATGAATTCCTGCCATATATCCAGAAACGCATGGCTGAAAAGATGGGAGCAGCGCTGGGTTATGGTTCCACGCATGGAAAAGGACAGCCTGGAAGCGGGGAAAGCTTTAAAGCAGAACCGCTGGGCATTGTAACGGCATTAGAAAAACAGGAAGATACTCCACAGATTTCGGAATATACGAAGGGCGCACTGGGATATACCGAAATCATCACAACAAGGGCAAAAGTAAAGAGTGGGTATGCCGGTGGCCTGGCCGTATATGCGAACTCCAATACCATCTGGACAGAGATTGCCAATGTGAAGGATCAGAA